TTTCTTCCTTAGTTTTGTTCAACTCACTTGCCTTTTGGTCGTATTTACTCTGCCAGTATTCAAAACGAGAAGAATCTTCTTTTAAGGATGGTTCCTCATCCGCAACTTCTTCTAAATTTTGAAATGTTGGAGGAGCTAGATTTTCATCATAACTTTCCAACTGTTCAACAGGATTCGGGGCCTGTTCTTCCCCTGATTCACTTTCCTGAATTGGGGTATCTGCACCTAAATCAAAATATTCAGGTTCTGCTACTCCAGCATCCGAGGTTTGTGTTTCTTCAGACATTATTCACTCCTTTGGAACTATTTGTTACGAAACAGCAACAGTTCCTTTTTTAGTTTCTTCTCGTCTTAAATCATCTTTTGCAATTTTCAATTCATCTGTAAGTCTAGCTTCAAACAATCTTTGAGCAGACTCATTTTTATTAGATGTTGAGTTTAGCTTTGTTTTAAATTTTTCTATTTCTACACGCTTTCTATCGTGAGTAGACTCACGTTGCGCAGTTTGTAAATCACCCTTAGTATTTTTTAATTGTTCTTGCAACTGCTCTATCATTTGTTGCTGTTGCTGAATAATACTTGTTCTTTGCATAACGCCTTCTGTATCTGCTACTTCAGTTTGTTCTAACACTTCTTGTGCATCAATAATACCAGACTGGAATAACTGCATATAATAATCAAATCTTGCCCATCTATTTGATGGTAATGTAGAACCGCTAACAACAATCAAATCATATGAACCTATTGTAACATCATTAACTCTTCCTATAATCTCATTTGTAAAGTCATCGTAAATAGGTTGATTCATAACAGTTTCAGTCATTCTACCATCTGGTTTCATAATTCGTACAACTTTTTCATCAGTATATGTTTGCTGTATTAACTGTACGATTATTTTACCAATCTGATTTAATGCTTCATCTATATCATCAAGTTTTGATTTAATTCTTCTTTGAGCGTATTCATCAATGGCAACAGTTCCCTTATAAGTTGAGGGAGCAGCAGATGGGTCGCCATGCTGTAAAGGATGAATGCCAAGTATATGATAAATACTTGTTTTAGCATCTTCTCTATTTTTATATAATTCATTTGGTAGGGGAATCGGACCCGCCACAATTGGAGTACCAAGTTCAGGGTCAAATTCAATTACTCCAGTACCAGCCCTTGCCCATTCTTCTTCTAACTGCTTTCGATTCATTGAACCCCTAGGAATTAAAAGTTTTGTATTTGTAGAAGAACTTGCATGAGCGATAATAAGTGAAGTTATCTTATTAATATATTCCTGTATAGGCTTAACAAACCTGACATCACTCATAGGATAAGGATTGCGATTATGGCGATTCATTAAGGTAACTACTGGATAATTATCAATATCCATAACATAGTTATATAATAGTTTTCCACCCGCACATAAGATTCTTTTAATTCTGTCTACCTTTACACTATTTGAAATAATAATACCCATTTCAATAAGTTGATCCTTTTTTATAACTTCAATCTGATGGCCACTATTTGGAATTGCTTCTGGATGTTCAGGGCCTGGCATTATTGTTGGTTGACCAGTTTGAGGGTCTTGCATAAAATGATAAATACCGCCTGTTGCCTCAAATACACCGATTAATTCAGTAACACTTGATTTTTCAGTAACATATGTTTCTCCTTCAGCATTTGTCATTTTAATAGCTGGTTGTTCTCGATATGTATTTTCATCATCCTTATTTAGTATATATTCTTCTCCAGTTAATGTATCCATCATATGGAAATAATTAAGTTTTACTTTCTGGTATCTATCAATTACTTCATAAAATTTTACCTCATTCGCATAACTGTCATTAGTTGTCGGTCCGATTTGTTGGTCTAAGCCTGAATGTCTTGATACTGCTGGATACCTGTCATTAGCAGATGTTACCATATCGGAAGTATTTACTTTTGGATATAATTGCTTTAGTTGTTCTTCTGTAAATAATCTTGCAATAATTATATCGGAAGCATCCCTGCAAAATGTATCTCTACTATTTGGGTCTATATAAACGTCTAGGGGGTCAATGCTATGTATGCACACTTCGCCCCTGCCAAAATCCAACATTGGATCAACATAAGCCTGAATGACCCCCATACCTTTTACATAATAATCATCAATGACTTGTTTTATCTCAACTGCGCCATTTGATTTATCCCAAATATAAGACATAATATCTGCAAAGATTCTACCAACTTTTGTATCACTATCATCTCTGCCAGTACTTTGAAATTTTGGTTTATTAGCAGTTAATAATGCTTTTGCCTGTTCTACTGCGGGGTGAACGACATTATCAACAATAGGACTCTGGGCTCTTTTCTCTAGAGCAGATGCGTGTCCAGATTTCCATTGTTGGCTATTTCTGAACTCGTCATCTTCCATAGCCTGATTAGACCAGTTTGTACGCTCTGCGTGGAATTGGTCTAGTAACTTCTCAGACTCGTGGACTAATTTAGGTTTTGTATGGGGCATTTTAGCAGTGAGTTTACAAAGTAAACATAGGGCTATGCTAAGACTTTTTTAAACTAAATTATAAACTATGTAATTTGCCAATCTATTTTAGTTTTATAATTCATACCAAGGACGGGTATCTCTTCTTTTTCGTGGAAAGGGCGATATGAACCTTTAAATGCATAATATAGACCATCTAAGAGGTCATCATGCTTTCCCCTAGGGAATAAAAGCATCTCATCTTCCAATGGTCTCATATTTTTCATAATAAATACTTCTTTTCTAGCAAATGCGGGTTGAAGACTCTCCAGTCTTGAAGATTTACTGGTTCTAGGGTTTTCTTTTATATTTAAACCTGGAATATATAAATTTTCCTCATCACACCTTTTTTGTACATACTCCCTTAACATCTCCTGATAACCAACAGACTCTATTCTAGTTTTGGTACTTCTGTATATTCTGAAGTTATCTACAATAGCTTCAGCTAAGGCTAGTGGTTTACAATGTTTTCTGAAATAAGGTAATGCAAACTTCCTACCTTTATCATCTATTGCCAAATTAAATATAACTGAATAGTCCGCAGTTTGCTTGACACTTGAGGCTGGGTCTACACCAGTAAATATATTTATTGGTAAAGTTTCAGATACTTTCATACCATCTAGCTCAATTAGGTCTAAAAACATATTTCCCTCTTTGCCCATACGTATTTTCCCATCATAATACTGAATATCATCCTTTCTGAACAATTGATCCTCATCTCCTGTGATTTCACACATATATTCCCGATAAAAGACAGATAATCTATTAATAGAGTCAAGTTCTTCTTTTTTTTGTATTAATTTCTTTATTGGCCACCATTCTTCCCATAATGACAGGTTTTTTTCAATATTCGGTTTAAAGACCTTATTTTGCCATCCTTTCATATCTTTTAGTGTTTCGACTAAGCATCGTTCATGCTGTGGAGTTCCAATTACTATTATCCTTCCTGTTCTAGGGTCTACGGATGGAACTGCGGATTGTAGTAGCCATCTAAGATTATGTTCCATCGCTTCTGCTGTTTTCGTATTATTCTCATCTTCAGGGTCATCTACAATAATCAGCGTAGGTCTTTGATTTCCAACTTTAATACCCCTAAGCTGTTGACCCGTACCCTTGCAAACAATCATTGAGCCATCCTTTAGCTCTACTTCTGCTTTTGCCCAACTTCTAGCAGAATGTTGCCCCCAATAACCAAATAACTGCCTAAACTGACTGGAATAGTCTAAGCAGTCCTTTATTGTTCCTAAAAGCTTTACTGCATGGTCTTGTGTCCTAGATACAAGCACAACAAGCTTTTTTCCCTTATCAAACATTAAATGATATAATGGCAGTACTCCTCCAATGATAGAACTCTTAGCATGACCCCTAGGGGCTATGATATTTATCTGCTTTTTAGATTTATCGAGTAAATCCTCCGCAATAACATAATGAAATTTAGGAGAGGGTACTGAAAACATCTGTGGCATAGCTATTTTACCAAATAGCACCATGTCGTGTTTTAATTTAGATAAAATAGATTTGTTATTAACCTCGGCTGACACCTTTTGTGTTTTTCCTAACGGGTTTCGTTTGTGCGCTTTATTAATAATCAGAACCTAATATGTAATCTATATCTCCATCTTCTATTTTTATACCATTCTCTTCAGCTATTGATAGGAGTACTTTATAAAATAATTCCATTTGTTCTTCGTCAATGTATTTTAAAGTTATACGTTTTTTTAAAAATTTAGGATTTTGCTGGTCTGATAGGGATTTAACTGACATTTGTATTTAATTCTTTCTTTTGTTCTATTTTTAGTCTCTTTTCCTCTTTTTCAATCTGGTCAACAATTTCATTTGTCATGTCTATTTGTACTGTATCGGTCTGAACTGCCTTTTTAGGTAGCATATCTAAAATTCTTACATAGGTTTCTGCTCCCCTCAACATACTTGCGGGGTCTTGTTTTTCTTTTGCTATTTTAATAGCATCTGCAATTACTTCAAGTACCT